CAAGCAGGGAGAAGACATGCTACAGGGTCAGCCTCATAGTGTAGAGGATACAGCTCTTTCGAATGAGCTTTATTCAATGATAGACAAAGCTATTCCTATCTTCATGAGAGAAGACTGGCTTAGATTTGTTAATAAATTAAGACTGCCCAAAGCTAAACGTGAGACCTTACTAAACCACATCCGACTAATATTGAGTGAAAATGGCATCGACCCGTAAACGCGGAAAGCTCTCTAAGGCCGAGATGAGCTATATAGAACAAAACTGCTTCGATCTAAGTCTAGAAGAAATGGCCCGCCATCTAAATAGGACCATCCACCCTATCAGGAAGTATATCGACAAGCAGAATCTCAAGGCCAGAGATTTAACTGATGATGAGCACCTTCTATCTACTTTACGGGACCGTTATTATTTCAAAGAGATGCGGAAGCAATTCAATGATAACGAAATCGTATTCTTTGAGCACAAATGGATCGACCTCTACAAGCAATTCAACGAAGACGTTGTAGCTACTGAAGAGATGCAGATCGTAGAGTTGTGCCGCACTGCAATCCTGGTTAATCGGTCTATGGAAGACCGCCAAGACATTGTAACGAACATTGCTGATCTTGAAAAGCTTATTAATGAGGAAATGGATAAACCTCCCGAATTTCAGGACACACAGGCACTAGCAATGTTTCAAACTCAATTGGGGGCGATGATAGGTAGCAAAAGCTCCTACATCACAGAGCACGAGAAGCTTCTTACAAAACAAGAGCGGCTTTTAAAGGACATTAAGGGTACTCGTGAACAACGTAAGAGAATCGCAGAAGACGCTAATACTAATTTTTTAATTTGGATGCGTCAACTAGATGATCTTGAAGTAAAGGACAAGCAAGGATTCGATATGGAGGTTAATCGGGTAGCGGCGAACAAAGCCCGTGAACGATTATCTGAATATCATGAATTTGAAGATGGGCTTGTGGATCAACCACTTTTAAATACGGAGACTGTAAAAGATGTACAACCAGATATTCACAATGACTAGGCATATGCCGCTTGAAGAGAAGCGGAAGATATTAGAGATACCGGAAGAGATTGATGCTCTGTGTCGAAGCCAAGTATCTAGTTTTAAAGGTTACTCGGCCCATGACATAGAGGAAAATTATAAGTTTGGCACAAACGATATTTTGGTGCGGTTTCAACAGGGGAAAATGGCCAATCTAAAGAATTTCGACTCTTTCGAAAGCAGCAAGCTAGTCAATGTGAGATGTAAGGCCATCGCCTCTATGATGGACACTCTTCACAAGAGATTTCCAGAGATCATGGAAGACCTTGATCTTATTATTCCCTTTTCTTTTTCTGATATGTCTACCGCCCCTAGACAGAGAATCCCCTCACTAACCTTCTCAAAGGAACAAAGCTCCAACAATATATTGGTCCCCTCTGTGAACAATTTAGTGGGTTATGCCGAAATGGAGCATGTGGCAATGTATGACACTCCTCTACTTCATAAGAAGGATGAGTTGTGTTTCGTTGGTTCCCTCACTAATATATATTGGAACGGTAAGGGCATGGCATCGAACCAGCGTCTTCAGATTGCGGAATATTCTAAGGGTTCAGAATGTCCTATCTTCGCTCGTGTTATTCCTCCAAAGGATTATGGTGAAGAGAAGTTTAATAAGGTCTATAAGGAGGTTTGTGAGCACTTCCCTAGCCTAGCCGATGGGGATGAGGTCTATTTTCGAGAGAAGAGGATAGAGTTGCGTGAGCAGCTCCAGTATAAGTTCCAGCTATGTATTGACGGGCATGTTTGTGCTTGGGCACGCTTGCCGTGGCAGCTTGGCTCTAACAGCGTACCAATTAAGATTCGGAACCCTGATTTCAAATTCATGGAGTGGTATTACCCACTATTGGACTTTGGCAAGGACTGTGTTGAGATCAATATAGATCAGATTCCAGAGGTTTTTGAATGGTTGAAAAACGATCCTGAAGAACAGTTGGCGATTTCCGAGAGAGGGAAGTCTTTCATGGATCAGTATATCAGTGGAGAGCTGGGCCAAAGGATACTTTTATGGACTATATTATTATTGAGTGATAAACAACAATTGTATTTACAGGAACTTGAATAGTCATCTGGAGGTTTAGGACACTATGAAGAAAGCATTAGTAACGGGGATAACAGGGCAAGATGGCTCTTACTTAGCAGAACTTTTACTGGAAAAAGGATATGAGGTAGTTGGGCTGGTACGTCGAACTAGTGTTTGTAATCTAGAGAGACTGAAGGACTTGATCAAGAATCCAAAGGTTACCCTAGTGGAAGGGGAAGTTTGCGACCCACTTTCGGTGTATTCAATAGTGGAAAACGGCAACTTCGATGAGATTTATAACCTTGCGGCACAGTCGCATGTGGGAACATCCTTCGATCAGCCGTCATATACTTTTGACGTAGATGCGAAAGGTCCACTTAATTTTCTTGAATCCATCAGGAAGTATAGCCCTCGAACGAAGTTTTATCAAGCTTCTACAAGCGAGTTATTTGGACAGAATTTCACATATCGTCCCCATCCAGATATTCCTCCAGTGAACCATAGCTCGCTGAGCGAGATGGGGAAACACCTACTAAAAGAAGAACCCACAGCTACTTATCAGGACGAAGATACTCCCTTCGCTCCACAATCGCCTTATGCATGTGCTAAACTAGCTGCTCACGATTTAGTGAGAATTTATCGTGAAGGTTATGGGCTACATGCTTCGTGTGGTATCCTCTTCAATCATGAATCGGAGAGGCGTGGAGAGAAATTTGTTACGCGAAAGATTACTAAGTGGTTAGCTGATTTTTATCATTGGTTTGAACGAGTAGAGGGAGAAACCCCTCAGCGATGGTCTTGCCTTGATACTAGAGATGATGACCAAGTGTTTTGGGATCTTGGGGTCAGCTTCCCTAAGCTTCGATTAGGTAATTTAGATGCGTATCGAGACTGGGGACATGCAGAGGACTATGTTCGTGCTATGTGGATTATGTTACAGCGTGAAGTACCTGACGATTATGTAATCGCTACAGGTGAAACTTGTTCCGTCCGTGGTTTTTTAGAAAGAGCATTCAATGAGATTGGCATTACAGGCTTCGAACCGTATGTGGTTATTGATCCGAAATTTTATCGTCCAGCCGAGGTGGAATACCTGTGTGGGCGAGCCCATAAAGCAAAGACTGCTTTAGGTTGGGAAACAGAGATTTCTTTTGATGAACTAGTACACCGTATGGTTTGGAGTGATATCAATGGGTCGAAAAAGAAAGAGCAAGCGTGCTGCAAAGGCTAAAAGAGGAAAAGGGAAAAGAGTAAGAAGCAAGAGAAGTTATAGGCAGAACAGAAGACAAGATCCTACCTATATCAAGTGGAGGAACGATGTTAAGGATAGAGACGACCACTGTTGTCAGTGGCCAAACTGTGGCTCTAAACGCCGCATTCAAGTTCACCATATAAAAACTTGGGCTGCACATCCTGGCCTACGTTTTGTTATGGCGAACGGCATAACGCTGTGTGAGCGTTGCCATGAATCAATTAAGGGTAAAGAGGTTCATTATGAAGCCTTCTTCCTTAAGATTCTAGAGTACAAAATGATTAATAAGCTACGTCAACGACGAGCTTAGTCCACAAAGGAGAGAATCCATGAGACGTTTTGCAATAAGCCTGATAGTTATGGCTGCAATGATACTTCCTTCTATTGCTATGGCACAAGATGTAGCTCAACATCTTCAAGACGTAAGCGTGACGATCAAGTCAAAGAACCAATATAATAGCGGCGGATCTGAAGGGTCGGGCGTTCTTATTACCAGGGAAGTTAAAATCAAAGATGGCGGCAAAGAGACAGTTAAGGTTAATCTTGTATGGACTGCTGCCCACGTCATTACTAATCTACGTACCACCCGCACTATCATTGATAGCAAGGGACAGAAAACGACTATCGTAGAATTTCGTGATGCTCAAATTGTAAAAGAGCTTGTAGAGGATGGTCGTAAGGTTGGAGAGCTTAAGATGGACGCAAAGGTCATCTTATATAGTGACTCCGAAGACGGACATGATCTAGCACTTCTATTGGTACGTAAGAAGGGGTTTGTGGGTTCAAGTGCCACATTCCATCTTGGTTCTAAAAAAGCCCCTGTTGGTATTGGGACGCGACTATTTCATGTTGGTTCTCTTTTAGGTCAGTCAGGTGCGAACTCCATGACTAACGGTATTATGTCTCAGGTGGGACGTGTACTACAGCTTGGTACTGGAGATGGTACTATCTTTGACCAAACAACGTGTGCAGCATTCCCTGGTTCTTCTGGTGGCGGGGTGTTCCTAGCTGGAACAAAGAAAGAAGAAGTGAGGTACGTAGGGATGCTTGTACGCGGTGCTGGTGAGACATTCAATCTAATTGTCCCAGTTCGCCGTATGTATGAATGGGCAGAAGCCCGAAACGTTCTTTGGGCACTTGATCCTGCTGTTGTCGCTCCATGTCTGGATGATATCAAAAGTATTGAGCCTGAAGCACAAGTTGCTGACCATGCTAGTATATCCCACCCCAAGTCTAAAGAACAAAAGTTCAAGTTCATGATCCGTGAGATGAAACAGCCAGAGATAGATGAGCGAGAATAAGTTTACTGTAATTAGAGATACGCGAGAGAAACCGGCACATGGCTGGTCATTTGATCCTGATGGCTACTGTGCCGGTACTCTTGTTACTAAGCTAGACACTGGAGACTATAGTATTCAGGGTTTAGAGGAAGTTGTAGCTATAGAGCGGAAAGAAACAATACAGGAGTTCGCCCGCAACTGTGTAGAAAAGCGTTGGGGCGACTGTATGAAAAGATTAAAGGATATAGAACACCCTTATATTATATTTGAGTTTACCGAAGAAGATGTTGACCGATACCCTCTCTCTGCACGAGTGCCTGCCAGAGTACGTAAGATGATGTGCTGGGCTAATGGCAAACCTCGTATAGCAGTTAAATATATCTGGAAAGTAATAAAGACGGCACGCGAATACGGGATAGATGTTCGTTTTTGTGGAGATAAGATGACAGCAGAGAAGCAGGCGTATCAAATTATGCGAGAAATCCATGAAGCATATTTATGATGTAGACAGCTATGAATATTCTTATCTAAGAGTTTCCGGTGATGACCTCAAAGAGGCAAAGATACGTAATCCTCTTCATGATCTAAACGATTGGGAAAAGGAGAACTATCATCTTCATGTATTACGTATTATGCGTAACCCAGAATATATCCACTGGACAGTAAAGAATCTTCTTAATATAGACTTGTTACCAGAGCAGTGTGTCATACTGCAAGAGCTATGGACAAAAGCGTTCCCTATGTATATCGCTTCCCGTGGTTTTGGTAAGTCTTTTCTTTTGGCCGTATACGGTATGCTCCGTTGTTTGCTTGTGCCGGGGTCCAAGATCGTTATTGTTGGTGCTGCATTCCGACAGTCTAAGGTGATCTTTGAGTATATGGATGTTATCTGGAAGAACGCTCCCCTCTTCCGTAGCCTTTGCAGCGATGCTAGTGGGCCACGTCGTGATGTTGACCGCTGTACCATGAAGGTAAACGATAGCTGGACTATCGCTGTTCCTTTGGGGGATGGCACCAAGATCCGTGGTTTACGTGCCCACACGATTATTGCTGACGAATTCAATTCTATACCTGTTGAGATTTATGAAACAGTTGTGGCAGGTTTCGCTTCTGTTTCTAAAGATCCAGCAGAGAATGTGAAGGAAGCAGCTAAGCGTAAGGCTATGAAAGAGGATGGCGTATGGTCAGAGCAAGAAGAAGAGATTTATCAAGATCGCCATCAAAACCAGTCTATACTTTCCGGCACAGCAGGCTATGACTTTGAGCCGTATGCTGACTATTGGAAGGTCTATAAAAAGATGATTGCGGGAGAGGGCTATACGAGCGAAGCATCCGAAGAAGAGGGTGTAGAATCTCAAGGTAGTCAAATTCCTGAGTATATGCAACGTCTAGACAAGGATCAGTTCACAGTAATCCGTATTCCATACGAGCTGATTCCCGAAGGCTTTATGGATGATCAGCAAGTGTCTCGTTCTCGTGCGACTATGCATAGCGGCATCTATCTAATGGAATATGGTGCGTGCTTTGCTAAAGACTCTCAGGGGTTTTTCAAAAGAACCCTTGTTGAGGGCTGCACAGCGACAGAGAAAATGATAGCAAGGGTAGGTTGGCCTAGATGGTGCGATGAGCCCTTTGATGTAGTAACTAGGGGGCGTGCTGGAAAACAGTATGTCTTTGCTATTGACCCCGCCTCTGAAAATGACAACTTTGCTCTTGTTATTCTTGAACTCCACGAAGAGCATCATAGAGTTGCTTATGTATGGACTACTACCAAGAAGGACTTCCAAGAACGCAAGAAGCTTGGACTTACAGAGTCCGACGATTACTATAGTTTTTGTGTTAGAAAGATCAGAGACCTATATAGATCCTTCCCTTGTGTCCATCTAGCTATTGATGCTCAAGGAGGGGGATATGCTATTGCAGAAGGACTAAGGGACTCTGACAAGATTCTCCCTGGAGAACGTCCTATCTTGCCAATAATTGATGATAAAAAAGAGCAAGATACTGATGTGTTGGACGGAGATCATATCCTTGAATTTATACAATTTGCGGACGCTAAATGAACCTCTCAAGCAAACCACGGTCTGAGAAAAGATATGGAAGACAAAGTTCTCTTATTTCCTCGTTTTGACAATGTAACTCTCGCCCTTGTATCTGAGCAGGACAAAATCCAGTTCAGGATGCTCAAG